AAACGGATCGACAAGCTGACCTACCGGGTCCGGGAGGCCGAACGCCGCGAACAAGCCGCGCTTGAGTTTGCCAAGGGCTTGAAGGGTCAGTTGGATACCTATCAGGAACGGGCTCATGTTCTTGACCGGACGTTGGTCAACGAGTTTGACAACCGCCTGAAGACCCAAGAGAAGATGGTCAAGGACGAACTTCGTCGCGCCATCGACGAGGGGAATGTTGACGCTCAGATCACGGCGCAGACGGCTCTTGCAAATTTAGCTGTGGAAAACGACAAGCTTAGGCAATCTAAAAACCGCCGCGATAATGAGGATCGGCACAGGGCCGCGATCCAAGCCGCGCCTCCCCCTAGGGTTGAGCAGCAAGCCCCCCGCCCGGACCCGAAGGCTCAGTCTTGGGCGGAACGGAATGAGTGGTTTGGCAGCGACAAGGCCATGACAGCTACGGCTTATGCTATTCATGCTGACCTTGTGGAAGCTGAAGGGTTCGATCCTACCTCCGACGATTACTATCAGGAGCTAGACAGTAGGATCCGCAACGAATTCCCCCACAAGTTCAAATCCGCTCAGGGGAATACCCGCCCGCAGTCCGCCGTGGCCTCCGCCCGGACGACCGTGAAATCTAGCAACAACAAGGTGAAACTGTCTGAAAGCCAGATCAGGGTTGCCAAGTCGCTAGGAGTTAGTTTAGAAGAGTATGCTAGACATGCTCGGATACAGCAGCAGGGTTAGTCAAATGACTGTTAACCGTACTCCTAGATCAGAGACTGTCCGCGATAAAGAATCGCGCCCACTTGTGTGGAAACCCCCGTCCAGTTTGGACGCACCCCCGGCTCCCGAGGGGTACAAGCACCGTTGGATCCGTATGGAAGCCAACGGACACGACGACCGGAAGAACGTTTCCGCACGTACACGCGAAGGCTTTGAGCTAGTTCGCGCCGAGGAATACCCAGATTGGGATCTCCCCACCATCAACGACGGCAAACATGCTGGCGTTATCGCAGTTGGAGGATTGGTCCTTGCGCGTATTCCAGATGAACTTGTTCGCCAGAGGACTGATTACTTCCGGAAGCAAACTCAACAGCAGCTTCAGGCGGTAGACAACGACCTTATGCGTGAGCAACACCCTTCAATGCCTATGGTTCGTCCCGAGCGACAATCACGGGTAACTTTCGGCGGAAATCGTTCCTCCGAATAACCACAAGGATCTGAGCAATGGCAAATATCAATGCCTCGTTCGGGCTTCGCCCGTATCGTATGCTTGGAAGCGGCGCGAACACCAATGGCGACATTGTGTTCTCTATTCAGACTGCGGCTACTGCCGGTTCTTCCAGCGTGATCTATCAGGGCACTCCTGTTATCCCGCTGGCGAACGGCATGATTGATGTTGTCGGCTCTGCTGCTGGCGGCACTGTCCCCCTTCTGGGCGCGTTTCTTGGCTGTAACTACATTGACCTTACGGGCAAACCCCGTTGGTCGCCCTTCTACCCCGGCACCGCTGCTTGCTATGCGAACTCCATTGCTACTGGCATCGTCTCCGCCCACCCCGATCAGGCTTTCCTGATTAACTGCGATGCTGCGGCTGCGGACGCTCTTGTCCACGCCAACGCCAACTTTGCTACCGCGACAACCGGCAGCACTGTTTCGGGCCTGTCTGCTGGCAAGCTCGCCGTCTCGACGGCTACCACGACCAATACTCTCAACATGCGCATTCTTGGCTTCGAGGACACTCCTGCCAGTTCGGATGCTGCTGCTGCTGGTCGTCTGGCTATCGTCCTCCTCAACAACCACTTCTACCGTTATAATGCTAACGGTACTGGTGCGGGTATCTAAAGGGAGTTTGAACAATGGCAATCACTCGTTCACAACTCCTTAAAGAACTGGAGCCGGGCCTTAACGCCCTCTTTGGTATGGAGTACGACCGCTACGACAACGAACACGCTGAAATCTTCGATACGGAGACTTCGGATCGTGCGTTTGAGGAAGAGGTTATGCTGTCTGGCTTCGGTCAGGCCCCTGTAAAGGGCGAAGGCGCAGCCATCGTGTATGACACGGCTGGCGAAGCTTTCACTGCTCGCTACACCCACAACACCATCGCGCTGGCTTTTGCGATCACTGAGGAAGCTGTAGAGGACAACCTCTACGACAAACTCAGCGCCCGCTATACCCGTGCGCTGGCTCGCTCGATGTCCAACACCAAGCAGGTGACGGCTGCGTCCATTCTGAACAACGCCTTCTCGTCCAGCTATCTGGGCGGCGACGGCGTTTCGCTCATTAATAGCGCGCACCCCACCACTGGTGGCGGCAACTGGTCGAATACTCTGGCGACTGCTTCGGATCTGAACGAGACTTCTCTCGAACAGGCTCTGATCGACATCGCTGGTTTCATCGACGAGCGTGGCATCAAGGTTGCCCTGCGTGGCATGAAGCTCATCATCCCGGCGAGCCTTCAGTTCACTGCCGAGCGTATCCTGAAGTCCGAGCAGCGTGTCTCGACAAGCGACAACGACATTAACGCTCTGAAGTCTGGTGGCTACATGCCTCAGGGCTTCACCGTTAACCACTTCATCACCGACACGGATTCTTGGTACATCAAGACCGATGCCCCGAACGGTATGAAGCACTTCGTTCGTTCGCCTATCAAGACGGCGATGGAAGGCGACTTTGAAACGGGCAACGTCCGTTATAAAGCTCGCGAGCGTTACAGCTTCGGCTGGTCTGACCCCCGTGCGATGTACGGCTCCCCCGGCGCGTAACTGCACTTGGAAGACCTCTGAAACGAAGGGGCCGGTATTGTACCGGCCCCTTTTTCATGTATACTGTTTTTTGTCCCTGACTGCCCCTTGGCAGACACCCCACGACAGGAGAACATAATGGGAACGTCAACATTCTCTGGACCAATTAAAGCTGGTCCTATCAAGTTCACGACCGGCACGACACTTGGTCAGGACGTAGCCAACACCGGCAACGTCGTCCTCATGCAGTCAGAAGCTGTCACGCAGGCCGGTCCCGGTGCGGATGGCGTCTACACGACAAACATTGTCCTCCCTGCGGGCAGCACGATCACCGATATCAAGCTCTATGTCGGCGTGATTTGGAGCGGCGTTGCTTCCACGCTTGGTATTGGTACGAGTGCTTCCGCCACGGCTTTGACCGCAGCGGCTGCGGTTGCTGGCGGAACCCTTGGCATTATCACTGCCACCGCTGGCGCTGATGCGACTCGTATCGGCAACTGGTACAGCGTCGGTGGCGGAACCCTTGATGTTCGTATCAAGCTCACCTCTACAAATACGGGCACTGGCACTGGTTGGTTGGTTGTCAGCTACGTTCAGCCCGGTGTCATCAACCCCTAATAGGAGGCTCTGATGGCTGACGCAGTTGCCACACAGACCCTCTTTCAGGGGGATAAGGTCCTAGTTATGAAGTTCACCAATGCCTCGGATGGCACGGGTGAGTCCGCTGTAACCAAGGTGGATGTTTCCACCTTGGCCTCCTATCAGGGTAAGGCTTGCACGGGCGTCCAGATCGACAGGATCTACGGACTGACGCACGGCATGGAGGTTCGTTTGCTGTGGGGAGCCTCGACAAACGTCACCATCCTGACGTTCCCGCAGAACGCCGCTCAGACGATGGACTTCGATAGCTTCGGTGGTCTGGACAACAACGCTGGCACGGGCAAGACGGGAAACATCCTGTTCACCACGCTCGATGCTTCTTCCGGGGATGCTTACACAATCATCCTTGTAATGCGAAAGCTCTATTGAGGAGAAATACAATGGCTATGTCTCGCGGTGGAATTGGGCGTGAGGTTGCTGGTGCCCGCATGAAGAAGCGGGCGATGGGCGCTTCGCGTCAGGGTCAGCGTATGGCCCCCGACATTATGACCGACATGCCTATGAAGGCTGCGGCCCCTGCAATGCCTATGGCCGCTGCGCCGATGGCGATGAAGAAGGGCGGCGTTGCCAAGAAGGGCAACAAGGATCCCTCCAAGACCCCCTCGTTCAAGAAGGGCGGCTCTGCCTCTAAAAAGGGTGGCCTCGCCATCATAATGATGATGGGCAAGGGGAAGAAGAAGTGAAAAAGCCAACCAAAGCGCAAGCGAAGGTCGGCAAAGTCATGCACGAGTTCAAGACCAAATCCCTTCATTCTGGATCGAAGAAAGGTCCGTTGGTCAAGAACCCAAAGCAGGCTATTGCCATCGCCTTGTCTGAGGCTGGTAAATCCAAGAAGGGATAGGATCATGGACAACGATAAAATCATCACGGTTTCCCCCGGAAAACAATATGTTCGTGGGGATACGCCGAACGAAAGACGTAAGACCGCCAGCGATTTAGCAGATTCCTCGCTCCGTAAACAAAAAGAATTAAACGCGCGGCACAGGCTGGAAGGAGTAGAAACGTATTCGCCTGAAAAGGCGGAAGAATTTAACCAAGCCGATAAAAAGACTGGAATGCTAATAAGAGGTTACTCGGAAGAAGTTGATAAAGATGGATACAAGAAAGGCGGCATGGTCTCCATGAAGAGTGGCGGTTCCGTCCGTGGCGCGGGGGTCGCCCAGCGCGGTCAAGGTAAAATGAGGATGTTCTGATATGGCCGGTAAATCACCAACAGGACTAATGAATATTGGCATGTGGGAGGGGTCCAAGGAGGACGTTTCACAGGACAAGAAGCTTGCCAAAAAGCGCGGCATGTCTATGAAGGAGTGGGAGTCCTCCGAGGCTGACACGAAGCACGACACCCAGAAGTCCATGAAGGGCCTCAACCACGGTGGCATGGTTTCGGGGTATGCTGAAGGCGGCATGGTCTGCAAGGCTGGCGGCGGTATGGTGACGGCCAAGGGTCAGGGTATGGCTCGTACTAAGTCTACCTCGGTGTGCTAATATGGCCCTTTCGGGAACAAAGACGTTTGAACTTGATGTAGCTGAGTACATCGAGGAAGCCTATGAGCGGTGTGGTCTGGAGATCCGTACAGGATATGACCAGCGCACTGCTCGCAGAAGCTTGAACCTTTTGCTTGCCGAGTGGGCTAATCGTGGTCTCAACCAGTGGACCATTGAGAGGGTGACAATTCCTGTCACATCCGCCAGCGCCAGCTATAATCTCCCCGCATCTGTCATCGACTTCCTGACTGTTGTCGTTCAGATGCCCAACAACAGTAGTAGCATCGCCAACATTGATCTGACGGTGGATCGGATCAGCCGCGACTATTACCTGAACATTCCAAACAAGACCACAACGGGCCGTCCCGTCCAGTACACAATCAACCGCATGATTACGCCGGTTCTGTACCTCTGGCCTACGCCAGACCAAGCCTATGACCTGATCGTTGACAGATTGGTCCGCATGGACGATGCCTCGTCCGGCGTAAACACCGTTCAGGTTCCCTTTCGGTTCTACCCATGCCTTGCTGCGGGACTAGCCTACTACATCGCCATGAAGAAGGCTCCTGACAGGATTCAGCTTCTTAAGGCTGCGTATGAGGAGGAGTTTGACCGCGCCATGAGCGAGGACCGTGATCGGGCGTCCCTTTCGCTTACCCCGGTGAGGGACTGGTATAGGGTGGTTTAGCATGGCTAAATACACCCAAGGCTCAGTTGCGATTGCTCTATGCGACAGGTGCGGGTTTCAGTACCCGTTCCGCAGCCTGCGCAAGCAATGGAATGGCTTCAAAAACTGCATCCACTGCTGGGACAGTAAGCATCCTCAGTTGGACCCGATCTATCCACCGACCGAGCCGCAGGCTATCTTTGAGCCACGCCCGTCTCGGGTTGAGCCTATGGATGTTCCTGTTGGTCAGGAGATTTTTCCCTTCATCCAGAACACCAGCCTTCAGGGCGTTATGGCTGTTGGTATCGTTACCGTGGGGATTACCTAATGGGCTGGACCTACACAACACTTGTTCAAGCGATCAAGGATTTCACTGAATACAGTGAGACCAGCTTTGTCGCGAACATCGACACGTTCATCCAGAACTGTGAAGAACGTATCCTGTATTCCGTTGATTTGGCTGTGTTTCGTAAGAACGATACCGGGACGATGACGGCGGGCAACCCGTACATGGCTGTCCCAAGCGACTTTCGGGCTCCTCTTGGAATGAGCGTTACCGTCAGCGGGACACGGACTTTCTTGCTTAACAAGGATGTCGAGTACCTTCAGGAGTACAATCCGACGGGTGCGCAGGGCACCCCGAAGTATTATGCCTTGTTCGACGTTAGCAACTTCCTCCTGTCACCGACTCCAAACGCTGCTTTGGTGGCAGAGCTTCACTACTGGTACAGCCCACAGTCGATTGTCACGGCGGGAACTACGTGGATTGGGACAAACGCCGAGCAGGCCCTTCTTTACGGGGCGTTGTTCGAGGCGTACACCTACATGAAGGGCGAACCGGAAATCCTTAACCTCTATAATCAGAGGTTTGCAGAGGCTCTGACCCGCCTGAAAAACTTTGGTGAGGGCCGAGAAGACACCGACTCCTACCGTGATGGTCTCATTAGAATAAAGGCTACCTAAATGTATGTAGAACCCGCACAGGTCAGCACGTTTCAGGTCGATGTTGAGACCTCAAACAACGGCGGTCATTCCCCCGAGTTTTGGGCAAAGCGGGCCGCTGACAGAATTGTTCAGGTCGCGGACACCGCTCACCCTGCTATTCGGGAGCAGGCGCAGGCATACAAGGCTGCAATCGAAGTCGTTGTGCTTGAGCACATAAATCGTGCTATAAAGTGCGACAGATCGACGGTCAGTTATCTGGTGTCAGAGGCTGGTCATCCTCAACTGGCCGAACATCTCAGGAGGCTGTAATGGCTTTTACCGGAAACTTCATGTGTACGTCGTTCAAGCTCCAGCTTCTGACGGGGACACACGCTTTCACAACAACTGTGACCCGTGGCAGCACGGCAGCGGACACGTTCAAGATCGCGTTGTACACCTCGTCTGCTACGCTTGATGCGTCTACGACGGTCTACAGCGCGACGAACGAAACCACGAATACGACTGGATCTGCCTACACGGCAGGCGGTAATACTCTTGCCAGCGCCACTACCACCTCCAGTGGTACGACGGCCTACGTTGATTTTGCGGACTCCTCGTGGACTACGGCGTCCTTCACAGCCCGTGGTGCGTTGATCTACAACTCCACGCAAAGCAACAAGTCGGTTGTGGTTCTGGACTTTGGCTCGGACAAGACCGCTTCGGCGGGTACGTTCACTATTGTCTTCCCGACCAACGATGCCAGCAACGCTATCATTCGCATAGCGTAATGCTTAGATGGCTGACGCAATCGTAGCCTTTGAAGGGTGGAACAGATCCCAAGGATGGGGTCTGGGAGCGTTTGGAACAGGCTCTATAGCGATTGGCGTTGCGACAGGTTCCACGGGATCTGTCGCGATCACGGCGGATGCGAACGTAAGCGTCACTGGAGTTGAGGCGACAGGTTCCGTAGGGTCTGCCTCCGTTGTTGCAGACGCCAATGTCGATCTGACGGGAGTCTCTGCCACCGGGTCCGTGGGGACCGCAGAGGTTACGGCAGACGCAAATGTTGATACGACGGGAGTCTCTGCCACTGGGTCCGTAGGAACCGTCACCCTTGTTTACGACGCCAATGTCAGTGTCACGGGGTTGTCTGCTACAGGCTCCGTTGGCGATGTAACCCTTGTCTACGATGCCAATGTCGATCTAACAGGCGTCTCTGCCACTGGCGGAATTGGGTCGGTAGACATTACGGCGGATGCCAACGTCGATCTGACAGGTGTCTCTGCCACTGGTGACATTGGAACTGCTACCGTTACGGCGGATGCCAACGTCGATCTGACAGGTGTCTCTGCTACGGGAAGTGTGGGGTCCGTAGATGTTACCGCAGATGCCAATGTCTCGCCTACTGGCGTTTCCGCCACGGGCGATGTTGGGTCGGTAGCGGTACAGTTCCCAATAGATGTCTTTGCTGTTGGTGTCTCGGCCACGGGTGCTGTTGGATCCGTCGCGATAACTCTCGACACTAATGTGTATGTTGCAGGAGTCAGCGCGACAGGGTATGTTGGGGTCGTTCTTGTATGGGGGCAGATTGTCCCTGACCAAAACCCGAATTGGACGCCAGTCTCCCCGTCTCAGACCCCGGCTTGGTCGCAGGCGGTGCCTTCTCAGGTTCCAGTTTGGACTCAGGTATCCCCTGCTCAGTCGCCCGCTTGGACGCCTGTATCTCCATCCCAAAATCCCGGATGGACCCCGATAGCCGCTTAGGAGATACGTGATGGCTAGTACCTATTCGACAAACCTTGGTATTGAACTGATCGGCACGGGCGACCAATCCGGCACTTGGGGTGCGACGACCAACACAAACTTTGGTACGCTCGTAGAACAGGCCATCGTCGGGTATAGCACACAGGCTGTCACGGATAGCGGTGTAGCTACAGTTCTCCTGATCTCCAACGGTGCGTCGTCCACGGGCCGCAACTACGTCATCGCCCTGACAGGTGCCCTCACCGCCGCTCGAACCGTCGAGGTTCCTGCGGTCAACAAGCCCTACATCTTCTTCAACAGCACCACGGGCGGTTTTGCCGTCACGGTGAAAGTCACTGGTCAGACGGGCGTGGTCATCGCCAACGGCAAGAAGGCTATCGTCTATACCAACAGTACCGATGTCATCGAGGTCGCGAACGCTCCTGCCACGGAAGCTGGTACGCAGACCCTGACGAACAAGACCCTGACAGCTCCTGTCATCGCGACCATCGTCAACACCGGAACCCTGACGCTTCCGACTTCCACGGATACGCTTGTTGGTAGGGCCACTACGGATACCCTGACGAACAAGACCCTGACAGCTCCTGTCATCGGGACTATCGTCAACACCGGAACCCTAACGCTTCCGACTTCCACGGATACGCTGGTTGGTAGGGCCACTACGGACACCTTGACGAACAAGACGCTGACTTCCCCGCTCATCGGCACAGTCATCGGCGGCACGTCTGCCTCGTCCTCCCTGACCCTGCAATCCACCTCCGGCGTTGGCACTACCGACAGCATCCTCTTCAAGGTCGGCAATAACGGCGCTACGACCGCGATGACTGTCGATACCAGCGGCAACGTGGGGATTGGGACGAGTTCGCCTAGCACCAAAACGGTTATTAATTTTACTGGCGGAACCTCCTCATATACAAACCCTTTGAGGTTAATTAATGTAGCAGGTGGAGCGTCTGGTTGTGACATACAATTTGCTGGCACTTATTCTGCCACAGCCCCCGATAACGCATTTACAGCAGGAAGTATTGGAGGGCTGACCACATCAGGTTCGTCAAACGGTAGCGGAGCTTTGATATTTAAAACACAGCTTAATGGTACATTAAGCGAGACTATGCGCATCGACTCCAGCGGCAACGTGGGGATTGGAACGAGTTCGCCGGTAAGAAAGCTAGACGTAAGAAATACATCCACAGACTATCAACTTCATTTAGGGGACACTGCATCAACGACGCTCGGATATGAATTGGGACGCGAAAACACAGCCGGTTTATTTAAGTTTTATGGCAATCAAAGTGGCGCAACGGGCTACATATTCAGTGGCGCTGATGGTGAGCGTATGCGCATTGACACCAGCGGCAACGTGGGGATTGGGACAAGTTCGCCAGCAAGTAGGTTGGAAGTCGTGGGGGCAAACGTACTTGTAAAATCGACATCAAGTTCTGGATATGCAGGGTTTTACGCAAACGCTGCTACAGGAAATGCGGCATACAATTTCTTTGCGATTAATGGCACAGAAACTGCGCGTATTTTTAGTGATGCAGGCAATGGTATTTATTTTGGTACAGGCTCTTCCGGCACAGAACGTATGCGCATCGACTCCAGCGGCAACGTGGGGATTGGGACGAGTTCGCCTACTGAAAAACTTGACGTTAGCGGAAACTCTAGGGCGGGTATTGCTACCTCATCGGATGTTTATTTCAAAGCGCAAAACTCCGCAGGCTCTTTGTTTCTTTTACAGAAATCAACCAGTGCCGTTATTTACACGCCAACTTCTCAACCTTTGATTTTTGACATTGCTGGCGAACGTATGCGCATCGACACCAGCGGCAATTTGTTGGTAAGCGCAACCATAACCCCAACCATAGGCACAAACACTATTGGAAATATTGTTACAAACAATGACATAGGTTCTGGCTCGTTGCTGCTTGGAACCAATGGGTCTTATCTTGGTCGTCGCGGCTCAGATGGTTCAACCATTTTAAATACCGGACAAGCCAATATTATATTCAGTCGCGGCACATACGGTTCCACAACGATTAGTATGTCCATCGACATTAGCGGCAACGTCATTGCTGGTGGGTCTGTTGCTCTAGCAACCACGGCTACCAACGGCTTCTTGTACGTTCCGACTTGTGCTGGGACGCCAACAGGGACACCAACAGCCGTAACGGGCATGGCCCCCATAGTTATCAACACTACCAACAACAAGCTATATTTCTATTCCGGCGGCGCATGGCGCGACGCTGGTCCGTAATGAGGGGTAGTAACGTGAAACTTGGTCTGACTATCCAAGAACTATCCGCCAAGAACGACGCGCTTGAGGCTCGTCTCGCTAAACTGGAGACCGTACAATGAGCATCACTACCACTTGGGTCATCGAGCAGATGTCCTGCTACCCCACCTCCGAAGGCCAGACTGACGTTGTGTTCAACGCGGCTTGGCGCGTTAACGCCACTGACGGCACCTTCTACGCCACCGCCTACGGCACGGCGGGCGTCACCTACGAGGCTGGCTCGCCCTACACCCCCTTCGCTGATCTGACGCAGGATCAAGTTGTTGGGTGGGTTCAAACGTCTATGGGCGCGGAGCAGGTCGCCAGCATAGAGGCTGGGCTTGCCACCAACATCGCCAATCAGGTAAACCCTCCTACTGTGACGCCTCCACTGCCGTGGAGCGCGTAAACCTAGAAAGGAACTACCTTGGAAAACCTCTCGATCACGTTGCCTGTCCAAGCTTGGAACGTAATTCTCAACGCCCTTGGTCAGCGTCCATACGCTGAAGTCATGGAGTTGGTTGCGGAACTCAAGAAGCAGGCTGACGCGCAAGTGAATGCTGCTCCGCAGGAACCCACAGGGGAATAACAATGAACGACACCAAGGTCGTGGTCGATGGTGCAATCGCCACGGGGGCCATAACGCTTCCGTGGTGGGCGGTCCACTTGAATGAGTGGGCGGGCCTAGGCATCACCGTCTGCGGCCTTGTCCTTGTTATTTTCCGTATCGCACTTGCCTATCGTGAGTGGAAGAACAAGGGCTAATGCAATGGCGCTTCAAAAACTTCAGTTCCGCCCCGGTGTCATTCGCGATGTAACGGGCTATACAAATGAAGGCGGCTGGCGTGACAGCAACCTGATCCGTTTCCGTTTGGGTTTTCCGCAATCCATTGGTGGATGGATAAAATACGCCTCTGGTAATCCATTCCTCGGCATCTGTCGGTCGATGCTGAATTGGGTGACGCTCATTGGGTCCAACCTTCTGGCTTTTGGGACGAACCTCAAATACTACGTGGAAGAGGGTGGCACCAACCACGACATTACACCTATCCGCAAGACCGTCACGCTCAATAACCCCTTCACCGCCACCACCGGATCCAGCGTCATCGCTGTATACGAAGTCGCACACGGCTGCGTTAACAACGACTATGTGACTTTTAGCGGTGCTACATCACTCGGCGGAACCATCACCGCAACGGTTTTGAACAAAGAGTTTCAAATTACTTACGTCGATCTCAATAACTACAAGATAACTGTCAGCGCCACCGCAAACGCGTCTGACACTGCGCAGGGCGGGTCTGCCGTCGTAGCGGCGTATCAGATCAACACGGGCCTCAACACGCAGATCGGCGGCAACGGCTGGGGTTCGGGGACATGGGGCCGTGGTACGTGGGGAAGTGGTACAACTTCTTCCGCCAGCAACACACTGCGCCTGTGGGCGCAGGACAACTACGGTGAGGATTTGGTTTTCAACGTCAGGAACGGCGGCGTCTATTACTGGTATGGGACAAACCCGTCATTCACTCGGGGCGTGACGCTTGCGTCGTTGTCCACGGACACTCAAACACCGACCTTGGCTCTTCAGGTTATTGTGTCTGACAGAGATCGCCATGTGATCGCGCTTGGTGCAAACTATGGTGGCGTTACCGCGCAGGATCCCCTCATCATCCGGTTCTCAAGCCAAGAGGATCCGTTCACGTGGACTTCCCTGCCGACGAATACGGCGGGTGATCTGCGTCTTGGGTCCGGATCAAAGATCATTCGCGGCGTGGAGACGAAACGCGAAATCGTGATCTTCACTGACATCGCTGCCTATTCGCTCCAGTTCGTTGGCCCTCCCTACACCTTTGGTATTACGCAGATCGCTGCTGGCATAAACGTCAACGGGTACAACAGCTTCGCGACGGTGGACGATACGATCTACTGGATGGGGAGCAGCAGCTTTTATGTCTATGCCGGTCAGACGGCCCCGCTCGTATGCCCGCTTCAAGACTACATCTTTGACAACTACAACAGCACACAGTCGGATAAGGTTTTTGCGGCGGTGACGGCTGAATACAGCGAGATCACTTGGTTTTATCCTTCCGCTGAATCGGAAGAGAACGACCTGTATGTGACCTATAACTTCGCTGACAGGGTTTGGTCGCATGGGTCGATGGCTCGTACAGCATGGATTGACAGCGGCATTCGCCCGTACCCGCTCGCGGCGTCCACGGACCAATACCTGTACTATCAGGAGTATGGGACGGACGACGGCAGCACGACCCCGGCTACGCCCCTCAACTCCTACATCGAGAGTGCGCCCATCGACATCGGAGACGGTGACAAGTTCTCGTTCGTGCGCCGTGTGATCCCGGACGTTTCGTTCTTTAACGCCACGAACAGCCCGACGGTTGACTTCATCATGAAGACGCAGAACTACCCCGGCTCGAACTACCAAAGCGGGTCTGACTCGGCTGTTGTCAGGACATCGACGGTTCCCGTGGACCAGTATACTCAAGTCTGCGACGTTCGCCTCAGGGGCCGGTCTGTCATCCTAAGGGTGGAAAGCAACAAGGTCGGAACTCGCTGGAGTCTTGGGTCGCCTCGCATTGAGACGCAAGTCGATGGTAAACGCTAATGGATGTCAGGCTTGTCTTTCCGAGGTTCACAAGTCCGCCTGCGGACTATGACCGGAAGTATTTTGCCGATCTTGTGAGGGCGCTGGACACCCTAATCAACGTCGTTCAGGCACCGGGCGAAGGTCGGCAGACCACGATTGTCCTGACGAACTTGGCGAACAACGACTACAATCTTGAGCCGGGAACGATGTTCGAGGTTGGCGGGGCGCTGCGGGTTTCTGTCATCTACAGCCCCTACGTCAAGGGGATATCATCTTCCGGGTCTGTCGGATCTGTCACGGTGACGACATGACTTGTTTTTCTGGGACTTACAGGGTACTTTTGGGAGCCAGTAACAGGCTCTGGTCCTGCTTAGAACCCTTCAGATCATAGGAACTAGCTATGCAGGGCACTGATCTCCTTCGCGATCCCGGTATTCAAAAGGCTCTCAGCCGTTCCAAGTTCACGGAACGGGATGTGCCGAAACTCAGCACGGCCATCGGTGACGCCTATGCGGGTCTGACATCCGAGGAGAAGCAGGCACTTCAGGGGCTTGCCGAGGAGCTTGACACCTTCCCCGTTCCCAAGCTCATGGCCTTCGGGTCTCTTCTGGAATACCTGAAGAAGAACAAGGATCGGTACGAGGAAGTCGTCAAGAAGCTCTATTCCTCCAAGCTCATCAACGAGGGTGATCTTCCGGAGGAGTACGACGACCGCCTGTTCGCCATCATTGAAGGCATGGTCCATCAGGCCATGATGAAGAAGCCCGAGGGCGGTGGGCCGAATATGCCCGCTCCGATGCCCACGGCCCCCGGCTACAAGAAGGGCGGGATTGTCGGCCTGCATGAAGCCGCGCAGAAGGTGAAGAATGCTGGCCGCAACGACGATACGATGCTGGCGCATATCACGCCTGAAGAGGCGATGCTTCTGAAGAGCCGTGGTGGTGAGGGCAGCATCAATCCGGAGACGGGTCTTCCGGAGTACGGGTTCTTCTCGTCCATTGGTAGCTTCTTCAAATCGGCTGCACCTATCGTTCTGCCCATCCTCGGAAACATGGTCGGTGGTCCACTTGGGGCTGCGGCGGGCGCTGGTGTGGGATCTCTAATCGGCGGTGCATCGCCTGCCAGCGCCATGAAGAGCGCGCTGTTTGCGGGGGCTATCGGATTTGCGGCGTCAGGCGTCAGTAGCATGATGCAGGGCGGCACCTTCATGGGCGGCGTCGAGAACGCCCTCCCCGGTTCGATGGGCGGTGGCTTGAATACCGTTGGTGGAGGCGGGGCGCAGAAGGGCTTCCTTGAGTCCATGATGGGTGGCCCGAGTACACCGGCTACTCCGGAGGGGATGGTCCCGACAGCTACTGGCGCGGGATCCCCCAGCATCCAAGGGGATCTAAACCGACCCGGCGCTCTTTATGAGGCTCCAACTGGAGACAAGGGTTTTGAGAGTTTCCAGAAGGGTGTTTCAAGCGGGTTTGCTGGCGACACATTGAAAGCACCTGTATCATCGGGCGGCGCTCTCAGCGGTCTCGGCGGTCTGGTAGACAAGACCGGGGCGTGGATTAAGGCGAACCCGCTGACTTCGGTTGGTATCGCTGGCGTCGGCGGAGCCTTGATCGCAAGCTCGATGGGGGGAAAAGGATCTACCCCCGGTCCTCTTGTTCCGCGCCAGACAGGCAACGATCTTCTGGCTTCGAACCCCGGTCGCTACGCCTTCAATATCAATGATTTTACTGCCATTAAGCGGCCCGCTACCTCCCCTGTCATCCCCTACCAGCCCGGAGGCTTGGGTGCCATCAGGATGGCGATGGGCGGCGTAGCCGCTCGTGGTGGGAAGATTGACGGACCCGGCACGGGAACCAGCGACTCAATCCCTGCGCGTCTCAGTGACGGCGAATTTGTCATGACGGCGAAAGCTGTCAGAGGCGCTGGCGGTGGTGACAGAATGAAGGGCGCTCGTAAACTTTACGAGATGATGCACAAATATGAGCGGATGGCTTAATCATGGCTGATGTAACAACAACAGAACAGATCGTCCGCGAAGCCCCAGATATTGAAGCCTATAAGCTTGGGCTTTTAGATGCGGCGCAACAACGGTCAAAGATCCGTGTAGATATTCCGGACATAACTGTTGCCGGTCAGACGCCCGAGCAAGTCAAGGCAACAGAACTGGCGGCGCAGGGCATAGGATCCTACCAGCCGTTTCTGAACACGGCGTCCTCGCTCTATGGTCAGGCGGCGCAGGGCTACGGGGCTGTACCGTCCTATGGGGCAGCGGGCATTGAGGCTGTCAGAACGGGCGGTAACGCTGCGGTCGATCTGTCATTGCAGGGCGCGCAGGCCTACAATCCGAACTCCGCCCAGAACTTTATGAACCCCTACCAGCAGGCTGTCACCAACGAGGCCACAAAGGAGATGCAGCGTCAGGCTGCAATCCAACAGGCTCAGAACCAGTCGCAGGGTGTGAAGTCTGGCGCGTTTGGTGGCAGTCGTCAGGGCGTCCAAACCTCGGAGCTTGCCCGCAATCTGGCGGACATTCAGAGCAAGCGGATCTTTGAGGACTACTCCACGAACTACAGTCAGGCTCAGACGGCGGCGATGAACGCCTTCCAGAACCAGCAGTCGCGTCTCCAGCAGGCGGGGAACACGGCCCTTGGTGCGGGGACCGCGCTCGGTCAGGCCAATATCTCTGGCGGACAGTTGACGCAGGGCGCTTCGGCGGGGCTCGGGGGCCTTGGAACATCGACCGCGAACCTTGGACAGTTGACCTCGGGCCTTGGTCAGGGGGATGCTTCGTTCCTGTACAACACGGGCTCGCAGAACCAAGCCTTCCAACAGAAGGTTCAGGATGCTGACAGGGCCAATAAGCTTCAGTATGAATACGAGCCGTTCCAACGGATCTCGTTCCTCAGTGATATCTACAAGGGTGCGCCGTCCTCGCAACAGACGATCAGTCAGGCGACTTCCCCGTCTGCATCCATCCTTTCTCAGGCTGGTGGTCTGGGCATTGCGGGTTTGGCGGCGTATAACTTGTTCGGTGGTAAGTCGGGTGCTGCATCTGCGGTTGGTGGGGGTTAAACGATGAACGATCCTGTCCTTGACCGTGCGATGTTCCGCAACCAAGCCCCCGTATCGTCCTACGGGACGGGGATAACGTCCAATGTGGCGTCCCCCGATGAGAACGCTCGCGCCTTGCAGATGGCGTTTCAGACAACCGGCTATGCTGGGGGTGGACAGGTTATCAATGGGGTGAAGCACTTCAAGAAGGGTGGTGATAATAACATCTCCCCTTCGACGGACGTTGGTGATGTCTTGGACGATTACGTGGATACACCGTCCGAGTCCTCGGGGCTCCCCCCTAACTTTAAGTTCTCGGAACCTTCTACCTCCTTCAAGTCCCCCGAGGTACAGGCGCTCTATGACGCTACGCTTGCTGAGACCGGCAATCCGAACGCTGCGATGGCTAGGGTTCTGCGGGCGTATCCGAATGAAATGATGATGGCTTCTCCGCCTCCCGTTCCCGGTCCACGGGGCGGCGGGTTTAGGCCTGCGGCTCCGAGGTTTACCCCGACCCCGGCCCCCGGACCATTGCCCCCACGCTTCGTTCCGGGGACCTTGGCCTCTCAGCCTGCGGGCGGCCCTCCCCCTGTTGTTGCCGCCCCGGCTGCGGGCGGTGCGCGCTACCCTTCTCCTCCCGCTGCACCTTCCCAGATGACTGGAAGTGCGGCGAATGCTGGAAGGACGATGGCGGGGGTTCTTGCTCCTGCCGCAGTGGCTACAGCGGCGGGTATTCCCTCGCTTGGCGAACTTCGGGGTATGGCAGAAAGGTCGAGGGATCGCCTCGACAATCCTCCGGAGGCTGCTCCAGAAGCTCCTGCTATCGTGCAAAGGCCGTTGCCCCCGCAGACGGGTTTGTTTCCGGGCTTTCGTCCGAAGCCTCCTACTCCCACCCTCACTCCCGAACAGGTGGATGCAAAGAACCTTGCCAGTTTCACGGAGGAGTCTGCGAGCGTTCCTACGGCAAAGGATCTTCAGGATCCTAGGTATAAGCGCATCGGAACATCCGTGTACGATTACTTCTTTGGCGGAAAAACAAAACCCACTGCGGGGGTTGGGGCAGTTGAAGCAAAGCCTCCTGCGGCGGCTGCACCAACTGCCGAAACGTCTGCCGCTGCTGCTGCCCCTCCTCTTCCTCCGAAGAAGCCGGAGGAGGAAAGCGGTATCAGCAAGCGCCTTACGCTTCGCATTGATGAGTTGAAGCAGGAGCGTGAGGCCAACAAGGCGCAACGCCGTGAGAACCAGCTTCTTTCGTTGATGCAAGCGGGCTTTGCTGCGGCTGCGGGGAAAAGCTCCAGCGCAATTACCAACATTGGCGCTGGTGGTGCTGCCGGTATTGCGACCCTTGCGGATCTTGAGAAGACCCGTCGTGCGGAAGATACTTCGCTCCGTAAGGAAGGCCTTGAGCTTGAGTTGGCGAAGGAGAAGTTGATAGAGTCTGCTAAGGAACGGGCTGCTGCGCGGGACGAGCGTGGCTTGTCGCGTGACATAACGGGCTTGAGAGCTGTTGCGGATGCAAACAAGGGCCTCGTCATTTCCTACGAAAATCAAATACTTACGCTTGAAAGGCTTCAGGATGTCGCCGGGCTTCCTGATGAAAAGAAAAAAGAATACGGGCAGCTCATTGCGCAGAAACAAGCCGAAGTTGATCGTCTTAGGCTTGAGTATAAACAACAGGCCCAAGGACTATTGCCAAAGGGCATGAAATCCCCCAACCTAGATTTTCCAACCGAAGTCCTTAGTTCAAGCCCCACAAGGAAATAATCATGGCAATTTATGCGGTGGACGCTCCGGATGGGATGACATATCAACTTGAAGCTCCGGATGGGACACCTCCGGAGCTTGTTTCCTTAAAGTTTCAGAGGGACGTATATCCCGGTATTCTTCGCAAAAAGAACAAGCCTGCCCCGCCAGAGGAGAAACAATCGTCCCTCCGTCAGGTGGCCGACGTTCCGCTTCAGGTTGGCAAGGGCGCAGTCTCTGGCGTCAGGATGATTTCGGACGCCTTTGGTGCAGGCAGTGATACGTCTAATACCATCAGGGGTGTTGAGGATTACCTTGGCGGTCTTCTGTCAGCCAAGTCACAGAAGAACGCCCAAGAAATTTCTCGCATCATGAACGATGCGAAGGACAAGGGCGTATGGGATCAGGTTGTTGCGGCTGTAAGAGCAATCGGAACTGCTCCCGTTGATCTTGTGTCAAATGCCCTAGGAACATCGGCTCCCGCAATCATCGCCGGTCTCCTCGCCCCAGAAGCCGCTATTGGTGCGGCTGTTGCCGCTGGTGTTGGCGCAGTGATAGGTGCCGGGTCCATCAAGGGCTCGATCTACGACGAGGTAAAACAGGAACTTGCAGGCAAGCTTCCCCCAGAGGAAGTTGAGAAGCGCGCTCAACTCGCACAGCAGTACAACGGGGAGAACCTTGACCAGATCCTTTTAGGCGCTGGTTTCGGAACCCTTGATGCTGTCACAGGAGCTAACCGGATCCTTACCAACGTCGCCAGAAAAACCGCCGGTAAAACGGCAATTATGGGCGGGGAAAAGGAAGCAGGGAAGAGTCTCCTAAAGCGCACAGCCTTGGGCGCTGCCGAAGAAGCTCCGCTTGAGGCTCTTCAGGGCGGACAAGAACAACTTGCCCAGAACCTAGCCATCCAACGCGAAGGCATCGACCGCCCGACATGGCAGGGTGTTGCTGGACAGATGGCGCTTGAGGGTGGAGCAGGCGCTCTGGCCGGTAGTGTTACCTCCGGAGCCTTTGGCAAGCGCCCCGAGCCCATCATCCCACCAACAGGTACATCCACCGCACCCCCTCCTCCAAACGCTGCCGCCGGAGCGGTTGTTCCTCCCGCGCCGCCCCCGGTCCCCGGACTTCCGTCCACGGGTGGGCCTCTGGCGACCTCGGGGTCCGTGGCCCAGACACTAGCACAGCCCCCTGCCGCCGTTGTTGGAAACCCCATCGCGGCGAAGCAGTTTGCTCAGGCTGTTCAAGCCCAGCAACTTGCGGCACAGGCTGGCGCTACATCTTCCGCACCGCAGGCGGGTCCGACACCTATTGTGGTTCCGCAGCCCAAGGATCTCTTCTCCACCTCTGCCACACCTATTGCTCCTGCTCCAACACAGGTAGCACCCGCAGCCCCGGCTTCGGCCCCCCTCGCTCCGACGACCCTTGCCCTTCCGCAGGGTCTTGCGGGGGCAAAACTGAGGTACGATAAGACGCCGCTTGTTTTTGAAAACGATACCGACAAGGCCATCTACATTGTTCAGGGTAAGAACAAGTCGAAGGCGCATGAGGAATACCGTAGGTGGCTCCTTGGTCAGGGTTTCACGGATGCCACAATCCAACGTGAAGGGAATCGGGTAAAGAACCGGATCGACAGCCTGATGCGGAGGGCTCCCGGCGCATCCACGATTACCGTTCCGCAGATGAGGCCGCTGGGTCTAGTCTTCACAGGACAGGCCCCGTCTGTTCAGCCTCCTGTGGCCTCCCCAGTGGCCGCCCCTGCGCCTCCCGCGCAGGGTCAACAACAAGCTCCCGAAATCCTTCAACTGATCGAAGCACTCAAGGCACAGAAACCTTCTGTCAGTTCGGCCCCGGTTGTCGCTCCTCCGACCACGGCCCCGGTGGTGAGTCCGGCCCTTTCCGAACAAGAGGTTCTGGCTCCTCAAGAAAACATTCTTGTCAAACCCCCTACACCTTTCAACCCGACACCTGAAGTGCATAAGACGAAGACTCTTATGACGCGCATGAAGGCTGTTCCGAAGATAGACGTTGCTCCAATGGTTGTTGAACTGTCGGACGTTGTTTCGTCCGAGGTTCCCGGATACGAAGACGCCCTGCAACCAAGAGATAGGGACCAAAAAGCTTCTGACGCTTGGATTGCTGAGACAGCCTACACGGATTTTAACCCAGAGCGGTTGATATTTGATCCGTCCGCAGATCGCGGAGCGCCAATCGTAAATGAAAACGGTCATGTCGAAAGTGGCAATGGCCGCATCATGGTGCTTCGCACGGTGTATGGAAAAAAAGATCAAGCCTTTGCGGATGCCTACAAGCAAGAGTTGGTAAAGAATGGGTTTGACATTTCGGGGATGAAGAACCCCGTTCTTGTTCAACGCCGCACAACACCCTTGTCAAAAGATCAAGTTACCGATTTTACAGAGGAACAGAACGACGAGGATAAACTTTCGAGAGGGGCTACCGAGATCGCTATCAGCGATTCCAGAAAGATAACTCTGGAGATGCTCGATGCAATTCCTCCGGGGAGGGATTACACGCATCCTGACTTCCTTGCGAAGATGCTTGGTAAGTTCTCTAAGGATAATCGTGGAAGGCTGTTGGACAAAGACGGGAACATCAGTAAAGAAGGACTTCAGCGTATAAGAAATGCGGTGTTCGCCAAGGCGTATGGGGATCCCGAAACAATACGTCGCATGTCTGAGGTTCAAGACGATAATATAAAGTCCATAACAAACGCCTTGCTCGACAACGCAGCGATATTCGCAAAGCTCAGGGTCGAGATGAACAAGGGAAACATATCAAAAGAGTTTTCTTTTGAACCCCTGCTTGATGCAATTAATCGAATCTCTGAAATGAGAAGCGAAAACATTAAGCTAGAAAATTATCTGTCCCAAAGGGATGCGTTCGATACCATCCCCCCAATGACAGAAAAGTTTATGCGCCTCTTCTTCAGCGAGAAGTCGAGAGCCCTTGGTCGTGAAAAAATATCAAGGGGTCTTCACTTCTACGCTTCAGAGGCCTTGAAGGATATTGGAGAGAACGCGGAGAAGCTCGGTATCGCAAAGAAATCATCAAGCGATATTTTAGATGAGGCCATAAGGGTCACGCACGGCGTTGAAGTTCAAGAAGGCCCCGGTCTTTTTGGGGAGATGGCACCTGTTGTCAGAGAGAACATCCAACCACCGACCGTGGAAACTGCACCCCCTCTCGCGGCGATAACCGTTACGGGGAGGAAGCGCGTCAAGCTTAACCCCGTTGACGGATTTATAGTTCGCGTCACGTTCTCGGATGGAACGGTGTCTGAGATACAAAGGATGGACACCTATACTACGATGGGTGTGCCGGGGTGGCATGACATTAACAAAACCAGTACGCAATCTTCGTTTCTTGGAAATAATGAAGGGTTGGCGATACAAGAGCTTCTAAGAAAGAAGAACGCAGAGAAGTTTGCACCTCTCGACAACATGCAGCCTATTACTGCGGAGGACATTGTTCAGAAACCTGCGAAGGAGTACGACTGGAGCAAGGCCTTCGACGGTAGGGTTCCCGGCAGGATAGTTTACACAGGGGAAAACTCCGGTCTCATTCGTGGGTATTCCATAATGAGTGGAAGCCCTGTCTACATGGCCCTCAATAAGCGTGGTCAACACACCACGCATGATGTCGCCTCTTACACGGGGGCTCTTTTTTCAAAGAGCGAGCTTGATGCTTTACGCGAACAAAGAGAGCGTCTGATAGACGAGGCAAAAGCTCGGAACGACGCAAACCCAAACGGTCCCTTCTCGTCCGGTGAAAGGGTAGTGGCCTCTGAAAACTTCCCGAAGGATCTCCTTGGGGTTGCGAAGGGTCTTTTGGATATGCTCGGGATTAACTCCCGTGTGTACATCACCACTGTAGAGGACGCTGCAAACGGACGTTTTGATGGGCCGTTTGCAGCCATCGAGTCTGCGCAACTCGATCAACAGTCTTACGGAACAACACGTAGGTTGAGCAATGGGGATCACTATATCGCCTTGCGCATTCGTCCACGGTCCTCTGCCAATCTTGAAACCTTGGCGCATGAGATAGGCCACATCCTTGAGAAGGACGAGTGGAAGAACACTGACAGCGCCACCAAGAGCGCCGTGATGGCGGCATTTGACAACTGGTCCGTTAGCAACAAAGGGACATCTGCATCTCAACATATTGAAGCGTTGAGGCCGCATACGACAGGTCGTATGGATGCGATGGATGTTGCGCGTAGGGCTCCAAACATGAAGTCGGAGGAGCTTCGTCCGTACTGGAAGTCTTTCAATGAATGGTTCGCTGACCAAGTTGCTCGTTGGGCTACGTCTTCGGAGCGTCCCGTCTCTGTCGTTGAGAAGTTTTTTGCTCGTATCGGAGCTGCGTTGCGCGGGCTCTATTCCTCTGTATCTGGAAGGAAGTATCTGCCCACGGACGCCATGAAGGCGTTTCTTGATGCTCGTGGTCCTTCCAACATATCGGAGGTCGTGGCGCAGGATCAGCAGTCCGACTTCTTCAGTGGTGCATCCAGCAGCATGGCATCTGCGTCTGGATCAGGCTCTATCTCCGCACAGAACGCTGCGCTTACAAGTGCCGTAAACGGAAACCCGCAGGGGATAGTCAATCTCCCCGGCGGCCCGACCGCTCAACTAAACTCCGAGAGGTGGTCGAAGATCACAGGCTCGGTGCGCGAGTTCTTCGACACATGGTACACGGTGGATAAGTTTCCGATCCTGTCAGAGTTCAGAAACCTTCTGTTCGGCAAGATTGGCATGTCTACGCAGAAGGCGAAGGATCTTTCGGGAATCATCTCAAAGGGAACCCAAGAGGTTCAGGCGCAGACGTATGCCTACCTCACCACACCCAACGCTGATCCATCGTCAATCACTGACGAGAAGGTTCGTGCCGCTGCGGTGGAGGTGAAGAAGGAGATCAACCGTACCGCGAAGGAGATGGTGGATAACGGCTATCTTACCGCCGATAGCCTAGCCAAATACTACGATCAGTACCTCCCCCGTATGTACCTCTATTACGAAATGACAGGTCGTGGGATTAAGACGAGCAACATGGGCATTAGCCCCCGCGAGTATCTGAAACTTCGTAACGAGGATTTCTCGCCCGAAGAGCGTCAGCTTATGGGTGAGATCAAGAACCCCGCCTTCCTTTCGTATGTCGCTCTGTCACGTCCTCAAAAGGACATGGCTATGGCGGACTACTTTGATAACATTGTGCAACAGACGGGCGTAAAGTGGATTGCGGACAACAGCCTTGTTGATTATCGCGGCCATAAGGTCACTCCGTACTGGCTTGCCAATGAAGCAAAAACTCTTCGTAGTTTGGCCGAGCTGACAGAAAAAACAGATCCTGCCGGTGCGCAGATGATGGTTGATCGTGCCAACGAAATGCGGGATGTTGCTGACCGCGCCATTGGAAGTCAGTCAGAGATCCTTCCTGAAAACTACAAGCGTCTTCCGGACAGCCATCGCTACGGTGCGCTGCGCGGGGCTGTGATCCAGAAGGGTATCTACGACGACATCATCGGAACCTTTGTTGCTATCCCTGTCAGCGAGAAACCCTTCATGCAGGCTTTGCTTGGGGACGAGCGAAGCACCATCGTCAAGGCAAACCAGCTCTGGAAGATGATGAAGGTCACGCTCAACGTGCCTTCGCAGATCCGCAACATGGTGTCGAACGCCATCGCGTTGAACGTCTTCGGCGGCGTCCCATTCTACCGGATCGCTCCGCTCCTTCTTCGTGCTTCCAAGGAAGTGTCGGAGAACGGTACGTTCTGGCAGGAGGCGCAGAAGTACGGCATCACTGGCGGAACCATGTCGTCCGCTGAGTTGATCCAGATGCGCTCCACCCTTGAGTCGTACCTTCGCAAGGGCGGCGGAAAAGATATGATGGGGGCCTTCGCCGCCATGCGTATCGCTGCTGGCAATGTTATCGGTGCAGCCTCCGACATCTACCAGAAGACGGAAGTCCTGTTCAAAATGGTGCAGTTCATCCATGAGCGGGAGAAGGGATCTACGCCGTCGCAGGCTGTTGATGCTGCGAACGATGCGCTGTTCGATTACACGAAGGTAAACCCGAACATCCGCTTCCTGCGTAACTCACCCATCGGTCTGCCCTTCGTTACCTACTACTACAAGGTGCTGCCGAAGCTGGTGGAGACGGCCTACAAGCACCCGACTCGGTTTGCTCCGTATGTCGCGCTGGCGTTGTCTATCCCCTACCTCACGATGTCCGTCCTCGACATCGACTCGGACGACTACGAGTCGCTTCGCAAGAGCCTGCCCGAGTACATCCGGAACAAGGGATCCCTGTTCATCATGCCTTGGAAGGACGAGAAGGGACGCTGGCAGTACTTTGATCTCGCCCCCTTCTTCCCGTGGGCGGCGTTTACCGATCCGATCATACAGGCGACCCTTCGTCAGGATCCCAAGGGGGGTGCGGCGGAAGCAGCAAAACTCATCACCCCGTCAGGTCCCATCGTCACGGTGCTTGCGGCAATCGCAACAGGACGGGATCCGTTCACCGACAAGGAAATCTTGGACCCTCGCCAGACCCCCGAGAACAAGGCGCTTGCGCTCATGTCCTACGTCTGGAACCAGACGCTGCCCTCGATGCTGGCGATTGATCTCGTCAATCCGCAGAACGCCTCGGGTGCAATCCCCCGCCTGTACAACGACGCCTTCGGAGACGGGACGGGTCTCGACAAGCGTGGTCAGCCAAAGCCTGAGTTTCTGGCAAACGCCGCCCGCTTGTTTGGTGCGAACATCAGCCCGCTGGATCCTGTCACCCAGCGCGCCCTGAACATCAACCACATGCTCGCCCAGATCCGCGCCTCCGAAAGCCTGCGGGCACAGGTTGCAAAGGATCAAAGCCTAGTCCCCAACAAGCGTATGCAGGAGATCAACTCCCTGAACGAGAAGATCAAGAGCGACTACAAGAAGCTACAGGAGTACGCGCAGGAAACTGCCCGTGCCACCAGCCTCAAGAAGTAACTCAGATCAGCCACTCCTTGTAGCCCTCCGACAAGACCTCGCTCGCGATGTTGATCTTGTTCCGGAGGGCTTTGAGGATCTTCTCCTCGACCGTGCCTTCCGTCACCAGATCAATGTAGGTCACGTTGTTCTTCTGGCCGATCCGGTGGGCACGGTCCTCGGACTGAATGCGAACCTCCAAATCGAAGCTGTTCGTGTAGTACACGACCGTCGAGGCCTCAGTTAGCGTCAGCCCATACCCGCCAGTGCGGGACTGACCCACAAAGAACCGTAATGGCGATTTCGGTTCCTGAAAATCTGTCACGATCTTCTGTCGGTCCTCGGCCCCGGTGCTTCCGGCATAGACGGCCACGGACCCCGGACCATACTCCTTCGCCAACGCAGCTTGGATGTTGTTCAGATCCTGAACAAAAACCGCCCAAATGATTACCTTCCCGGAGGTTTCCTCCAGAAGCGCCATCAACTCGTCAAGCTTGTTGGTGGGGAACTTCTCCACCGACCCGTCATCCGTCTTCACAAACCCCGAGCAAATCTGTTGCAGGCGTAGGATCTGCGTCAGTACGTTCTGCGCTGTCACCATGTCCCCCTGTTCCAAGAAGGTCACGGCGTTGTCCTTCATCTGTTTGTAAGCCCGTGCCTGCCACTCGTTCATCTCGACCGACCGCTTTACGTAGACCTTCTCAGGGAGATCGAGGCAGTCCTTCTTCAGGATGCGATACGAGAAGCCGTCCAGCTTGCTCGATAACTCGTCGAGGTTCTGATAGCCGACAACCTGATTGAAGCTGTGCGACCCAAGGTTGCGCCTGACGATCCTCGCATATCTGTTTTGGAACGAGAAGAATGACCGATGGCCGAGGTGCCAAGGCCCCAAGAAGGTACACTGGCTATAGAGATCCATCGGGGATTGCGTGATCGGGGATCCCGTCATGATGCGGCGGAACGCTGCGTGACCGCCGACCTTCATGATGTTCTTGGTGCGCTTGGCCTTGATGTTCTTGATCGTCGTGCTTTCGTCCACAGCCACCATGCACTTGCAGGACTTCACAAACTTCAGGGCGTACTCGGTCCCCTTGTCCGTGGACAGTGCTTCGATGTTCATAACCACAATGCGCAGGCGCTCGCTTGGCTTGAGGGCCGCGTCCAACGGACCACGGGCCTTCTTCGTCATCGACGGGGACCATCCGACAATATCTGTGGTCTCTAAGATAACGTCTGGCATGTGCTTGGTGATCTCAAGCCGCTCCCAATTCTTGTAGACCCCCTTGGGTGCGATGATGAGCGCCCCGTTCAGTTGTTTCTTGGCGTACAAGAAGCCTATGGTGTCGATCAGGATCTTCGATTTGCCCGTACCCATCTCGCAGAACAGGGCGTAGTCAACCTTGTTGAGGGACTTTTTTAGGGCTTCAACCTGATGCTCAAAGGGCTTAAGTTTGAAGGCGTAGCTTTCTGACATCGAACTGTTCTCCGTTCCAATCCGTATTAACATAATCTTTATTTTATATCAACACGGTTGACACTGCCCGAATCAGTGGGTAGGTTGAGAACCAGAATAGGAATGGAGGCACCAGAAAGAAATGTTCTCTTGGATCCGAAAGAAGAAGGTTGTCATTCGTTGTTTCACAACGATACCGGCCCTTCCAGAGATGTTTCCCATAAGCCGGTTGTCGAAGGTAACGCCTACTTGGTGGCGTGAGACGCCCGCTTATGGGCCGGAGCATGTCACGGACAAGGATGGGAAGAAGCGTCACAGTTTTCAACCGGCCAAGATGGCTCGGACAATCAAGCACTGTTATGCTCTTCAAAAGCTTTGGGAGCGGGGGATCTGCGTTCCGGCGTGGAGCGAGTTGACCATCAACACGATGCAGGATGGGAAGTCGCACGGCGTTTCTCCGACAGAGAAGAAGTCTGGTAGCCAGCATTCTCCTGTCCAGTATCCGGGGATGGTATCTCCGGAGTGGATCAACTGGAAGGCGCATTCCCCTTGGCTGATCTACACCGAGAGGTATGTCCAGTTCTACGTGACGGATGCGTTCTACCACAACAAGTCGCATAACTGGATGACGATGCCGGGGGTGATCGAGTTTTACCACCAGCACCATTCGAACGTGAACATGATGTTCAGGGCACCCGCCCAAGGAACAATGGTTAAGTATGATTTTCCCGCAGGGGAAATGCTTTGCTACCTGATCCCCATGTTTGATGAGGAATACGAGATTATCTGCGAGACGGTTTCGCAGAGCGAGTATGATAAGCTTGAGTGGGCCAAGAAGTTTTCTTTCCGCCCAGCCAAGTTTACAAGGGACCAAGAGATTGGTGGATGTCCCATCCATAAAGGGAAGATAGAACTGTAACGGGAGAACTCCAGAATGACAGTGTACGTGACTCAGGAACTGAAAGGTCGCGATTTGTCTGGAGCCCTATCCTTCGGAGAACTGGAGGTGTTGGTTCGAGCAAACGTGGCGGTAACAGATGAAAGCGTGGATGACATAATAGAGAACATGTATGACGCGCTTGGGGATTTCAAAACAAAGGAAGACTATCTTCTTTTATCGGGTGATCCTGTAATCATCGGGATCGCTTTCATGGTTCTGTCCTATTACAGCTTCTCCGACGAAGGTCCGTTTAGGGTTTTGCGGTGGGATAGGATTGAAGAACGGTACGTGTCGATGACGATTAGCGGCTGAGAAAGGAAACAGCATGGCATACAACTTCGAAGACGTTGCGATGAGCCTACAGGAGGTGGACGAGAAGGGTCTGTCTCGGGTGTCCTCGCTTGTTAAACAACAGATCGCCCTAGAAAGCCGGGTTGAGGATCTGGAAGCCGAACTTAAGGCGACCAAGGCCCAGCTTACCAGCATCTCCGACGACCTTCTTCCTGCCGCTCTGTCCGAGCATGGCTTGAAGACGTTGAAGATGGCGGACGGCAGCGAGGTTTCTGTCACCAAGAACTACGGCGCGTCCATCCCCAAGGACAAGACCGCCGAGGCGTTCGAGTGGTTGCAGAAGAACGACTTTGCTGACATCATCAAAAACCAAATCAGTGCGTCATTTGGTCGCAACGAATCTAACCGTGCGAACGATCTGTTCGGGCGGCTTGAGAATGAAGGCTACACGCCTTCGCAAAAGCAGTGGGTTGAGCCAATGACGCTCAAGGCTTTTGTCAAAGAGCAGGTCGAGTCTGGAAGAGAAATTCCTTCCGACCTGTTTGGTATCTTCATTGGCGAGAAAGCAAAGATCCGGAGAAAGTAAATGGCAAACGCAGTTGCAAAGAAAGACACGGCGACTTCAGTGGTAGCCTTTGAAGGCTTCGAGCAGTACGCCAACGCAGGCATGGAGGATGTGCGTACAGAGGACCTTTCGGTTCCTTTCCTGCGCATCCTTGCGCAGCTCTCCCCTCAGGTGAACAAGAGGGACGGGGCCTACGTGGAAGGTGCCGAGGCTGGCATGATCTACAACACGGTAGCGAACGAGGCGTACAACGGGGAAGACGGTATCTTGGTCGTTCCCTGCTACTACAGCCGTCGCTACGTCGAGTGGAAGCCTCGTGAGAAGGGCGGCGGGTACGTGAACAGCTACGACGCCGAGGATCCCATCGTAAAGAGGGCTCACCGGGATGATCGTGGTAACGACGTTCTTCCAAACGGAAACCTCCTGACGAACACGGCACAGTTCTTCGTGTTGCTTCTGCATCCGGAGAATGGTCCGCAGCGGTGCCTGCTTACGATGACAAGCACCCAACTGAAGAAGGCTCGCAAGTGGCTGACACAGATGCAGTCGCTACAGGCGAAGGGTAAGAATGGGATGTACACACTTCCCATGATGTCTCAGAAGTACGTGATCCGTACTGTTGAGGAGCGTAACGACAAAGGCTCGTGGTTCGGCTGGGAAGTCTCGCGTAGCGGGCCGCTGAACATGGATGTCGAGAGTGATTTGTTTGAATTGGGTCTTGCGTTCGCCAAGTCTGTCAAGGCTGGCGAAGTGAAGGTCAAGGAAGAAATGGGGACCGAAGAGTCTGAGCGTGGTCCCCGCTCTAGTCGAGAAGTTGATGACTCTGTTCCCTTCTAACGAGGTTACGTAGTCACTCAATGTGGGGGGCGTACCGTCCTAAAAACGGTGCGTCCCTTCCTCTCGATGGAGCCTTAGAAATGGACCTCGCACAACGGTTCTTCGACCTATTCAGGGGTAACGACAGAGCCCACGGAACTTTTAACGTACAGACCGACCGAGAAAGGGACGGCAAGAAGCAGGGGGTTGCTCGCGTTCTCAAGGAAGCTACGACCGTAGAGCATTGGTCGAACCACATCCTAGGGAAGCAGGGCCTCGGCATCATCCCCATCAAGGACAACAACTCCTGTCATTGGGGCGCTATCGACATTGATATCTATAACCTCGACCACAAGGTTTTGAACTCAAAGGTTCAGAAGCTTGGGGTTCCGGGGATTATCTGTCGTAGCAAATCAGGCGGCGCCCATATGTTCTTCTTCTTCAAGGAGGAAGTGTCGGCCTCGGCCCTCCAACCAAAGCTCAAGGACATCGCATCGCTGCTGGGCTATGCTGGCTCCGAGATATTTCCGAAGCAGACTGAGATCCTTGTGGAGCGTGGCGACACGGGGAACTTTCTGAACATGCCATACTTCATGGGAGAGGACACAACACGCTATGGCTTCAACAGGGAGGGGATATCACTCGGGCTTTCAGAGTTTCTGGACTATGCGGAGGGTGCGAAACTTGGGGTCGATTTCTTTCTTGATATCAAAACGGATATGGTCAAGGATGACAGCATCCTTCCGAATGGACCCCCCTGCCTTCAGCACCTATGCGAAGAAGGTTTCGCGGAAGGCGGTCGGAACAACGCGCTCTTCAATCTTGGCGTGTATGCCCGTCTGTCGGATAAAAAGGGCTGGGAAACCGTCGTCCAGAACTTCAACACCAAGTACATGACGCCGCCGCTGCCCGCCAACGAGGTGGCTGGCATCATCAAGCAGCTTCAAAAGAAAGACTACTTCTACAAGTGTGACGACCAACCCATCGCCAGCTTCTGCAACAAGAACCTCTGCATGACCCGCAAGTTCGGCGTCGGCCCCGGCCAACTCAACAACGAACTGTCAAGCCTGACAAAGATCAACGGCGATCCACCAATCTGGTTGCTCAACGTAGACGGTAGCCGAGTAGAACTAAGCACCGAAGCCCTTGTTTCCCAAGCGATATTCCAGCGTGAGTGCGTGGCACAGGTCAATAAGTACCCCGTCGGAATGAACGCGAAGTCGTGGCAGGCGAGGATGCAAGTCCTGCTGAACAACCTGACAATCATCGAGGTTCCGCCAGACGCCACCCTCAAGGGAGCCTTCGAGGATCTTCTGGCATCCTTCTGCTGCGACCGTGCGAAAGGTGTCGAGCGTGAAGACATCCTGCAAGGCATTGCCGTCTGGACAGATGGTAAGGTGTACTTTCAAGTGAAGGACATCATGAAGCACCTACAGGTAAACAACTTCCTGAACTACTCCTCGAACAGGGTTTCCCTGCGAGTGAAGGAACTAGGCGCGGAGAAGATGTTCTGGCGGGTGAAGGGCAAAGGCGTTCATGTCTGGGGCTTCCCTGAGGCGTTCTTCGGTGAGGCGTCTTCTGTCACCCTCGACCTTCCGCCCCTCAATTCCAGAGAGAATATCATATGAACATCATCCTTGGCCCACCGGGGACAGGGAAGACGACCCGTCTCCTCACGCTCGTTGAGGAGTACATGGAAGCCGGTGTTCCCCCTGACAGAATCGGGTACTTTTCTTTCACCAGACGCGCTGCGCACGAGGCGATCACCCGTGCTGCCGAACGCTTCAAGATGACAGCGAAGGACTTCCCCTACTTCCGGACGCTGCATAGCCTTGCCTACCACCAGCTTGGTATTGGCAAAACCAGCATCATGACGACCAAGCACTACAAGGAAGCCGCAGAGTGGTTGAAGCTCGGGGGGTTTCCGGAGGCTGTGGTTCTTCCTGACGGCCCCTTCGTTGACTTCGGGTTCGGAGATAGGTTCTTGGAAATCATCAACATCTCACGCATCTGCCAGCTACCCCTCCGAGAGGTTTACAATGGATCCTCCGTCCCGCTACGGACGGACTGGAGCCGTGTTGATTACGTGAACCGGGGGCTGGAGGCGTACAAGAAGGACAACGCGATCTACGACTACACCGACATGCTGGAGCTTTTTCTCCAACGGGACGTTGCTCCGAAGCTGGATGTCGTTCTGATTGACGAGGTTCAGGATCTGTCACCGCTCCAGTGGAAGATGGTGCAGGCGATCATCGCCAAATCAAACATCATCTATATCGCAGGCGACGACGACCAAGCGATCTACCGCTGGGCCGGGGCAGACGTAGAC